CGGTTTCATTATGAGCAGCCATCTCTCTGAACAAGTGCCTGTCCTTAAGAATTTCACAAAGTTCTTTGGACGGCTTGCTGAGGACTTTATCAATAATGCCAAACCTAAACATGCAGCTTTTGCTTACAGTGAAGGCTTACAGACAGCGGTTTATGGCGAATACTACGCAGGTAAGCGATTGCCTAAATGGTTGAGCCAGATACTCGGAATTAAAGATGAGTCAATGCGAGAGAAGTTGCTTAGTAGGATACCTGGATGGATACCGCAAGGTGATCTTGATAAGCTTATGTTTGGCATTCGCGCATCTGAGATAAGACGTACAGGTACCAAGGTAGGTAAGTATTCTCTGTTCAGTGAAGACATAACGAAAGGTATTGAAATTGGGTATCCAAATAAGCTACCGAAGAGTTGGTCAAATGTTCCTTTAAAATTAGAGGCTTTACACAGTGATGTGTATCGAATAATTACGTGAATTCAGTGGAACTCCATACGTTAATGGACAATACTGAGCCAAGCTCGTTCAGAAATGGACTTGAAGGTGCAACGATCAAGACATACCGCCTAAGTTTATAATATGGCGATGAAGTCTATACAACTCAAGTGAGTTGGAAGCGCGTAACACCCTTCGGGGTGATGATATGATCTGGACTACATATAATACAGCATCGCTGTTAGAAATTGTAGATGTGCTCGCTAAGCACTACGAGAGGTTTGAGATGGAAGAAATTTGGAAAGAGTATAACGCTAATTACTTTGTTAGCGATGCAGGTCGTGTTAAGAACAAGAAAGGTCTGGTTATCGCGTCTTGGCTCGATAAAGACGGTTATCCAGAGATGTCTGTGTACCTAGGCGCAGTAAAACGCACTACGAAAGTACATGTATTGGTTGCAAGTGTATTTCTCCTGAAAGCATTTCCTTGGTTGCAAGTCAACCATAAGAACGGAGTAAAGACAGATAACCGAGCAGAGAATTTGGAGTGGGTAACCAATGCTGAAAATATGTCACACGCTTCTGCGCACAATCTTCTTACATGTGGCTCTGAAAGTCACCTTGCGATACTAGACGAGGTTCGTGTTACTTGCATAAAAGAATTATTTGCACAAGGGCTCTCTAATGTAGCTATTGCTGAAGTGTATGGTGTAGGTCGTAAGTGTATTTCACAAATACGCTTAGGCAACTCTTGGAAGCACGTCATTGTAGATTTTGAATATTCAAGAAGTGCCACAGGCTGTAAGAAATTATCTGCAGAAAACATCCCAGAAATTCGTACATTGTACAGAGAGGGATATTCACAAGAAACTATTGGCACACTTTTCGGTGTAGCTGGTGGTACAATCTCAAGTATTATTAACGGTAAAACTTGGATTAATTATTAAATAACTTAGCGAGTTACTGGCATTGCTTAACGGGCAGTGTTGAACATTATCGGGGTCAACTTTGACGGAAAGACTATCGAACAGAATTTCACTCAGGTCTTCGAGGAAAAGCTTGCATACAAAGATGCTGATGGAAAATGGGTCAACAACGTTCTCCAGATTCAACAGAAAACAGATCCAACTTGGTGGGAAGAGTTTAGAAATAAAGATGGTAAGATTAACGACATTGCAGACACTGGAAAAGCTAGGACTGCCTTCGCAGTTAATGGCAATCACTCGAACGACGCTACTCTTGTCAAACAGTTCCACATATGGGGCGCGAATGCAAAGATTCCTACTTCAACAGTACATGATGCGTTCCTCACAAATGCTGCAGACATGCTTAGAGCACGAGACGCTCTGCGGGTTATTTATGCTGACGCTTTAGAAGCAAACTCTGTTCTTAAGACGCTCGACGAAATGCACGGCCGAGGTCTGCCAGATGAATTATATTACCGATATTTGAACGAAGCTGTTGACACAGGTCTCATTCCTGTTCCTGGGCGTAGTGTAATTGGAGGTAAGGTATTGAAAGAAAGTGACATCTTGAAACGTGAAGATATCCTGCAGGATGTTCCTAGGGGTTTTGAATCGAATCGAGGTTTCTACGGAGTAGGTTGATTGCGCCGAGCAATTTACTTATTTCGAGTTGAAATACTCTTGCAGTACAAGAAAGTATCAGCGGCTGAGAGCTTGTACCTCTGAAGGCTGCCGTCAAATCGTCAATGTTGTACATTGGCACAACCGTTACAAACATTTAAAGAGGCTGTGCCTCAGAAAGAACTAACATGAGTCCCGAAGAACTGGAAGCAAAGCGTATTGCAGACCTTGAAGCAAAGAAGCTCGAACTGGAACGTGCAGAAGCATCACGTATTGCAGCCGAAGCAGAGGCCGAACGCTTGGCAGAGATTGCTAAGAATGTAGGTAAAGGTAGCGAGCAGGATGACGAGATGGTAAAACGTCTTGTTGAAACTCGTGTGCAAGAAAAGGTGACTTCCGAACTGGCAGAAATCAAGCGCAAGCTGGATGCTTCCTACAAGGTACGTGATGAAGCTCTAGCAAAGGCTGCAGAATTCGAACGTAAGGAACGTGAAGCTACGATCAAGCGTCTCGAAGAAGAGGGTAAGCACAAAGAGGTATACGAAATCAAGCTGGCTGAGACTAACGCAAAGTTGGCCGAAGCTGAACGCAAGAACACTGAACTGTCACGCGATGCTGTTGTTCGTAACTCTTTGGGCACACTCCCTTTCCGTAGTCCTGCTGCAGTCGACATGGCTTACAGAGAAATCGTTGCTCAATTGGTTCAAAACGAACAGGGTGCTTGGGTACATCGCTCAGGTATTTCTGTGTCAAGTTACGTCGAGGCTTTTGCTAAGAATGATGACATGGCGTTCTTGTTCAAAGCACGTGCCAATTCAGGCGGCGGCACACAAGAAGCTGCAACAACCGCACAGAGCAAGAAGAGTGACTCATTATTTGCGATGTCGCAAGATGAAGTTCTCAAGCTTGCTCGTGAAGGCAAACTCCCAAAACGCTAAGATCAATGCTGATCTGAAGCACAACTCTTTAAGATAGGAATTAAATATGGCTCTTACTACCAATTTGGCTGGTGCTGATAACTTTGTATTACAATCTGCTATCAGCGCTTACCGTGATGAAGCGTATACCAATGCCAAGAAACTGTCCGGCACCGGTATCGTTGGCACGAATCCTGAAATTGACACCTCGACTGAAACCTTCCTGGGTCAAGTTCGTTGGTACAAGCCTATCAATCCGGTTATCAATGTTGCTAACCTGACTGATGCAACGAATGGTACCAACTCGACTTACACCTCTGACTTCTTGCGTTACATCAAGACTGTCCGTACACACGGTGCTACCAAGGTCAACATGCAACAAATCGTTACGCAAGTCGACGGGCTGGCTAAGATCGGTCGTGACTTTGCTGAAACTCAGGCACAAGACGAACATAACGCTATTTTGGCAGTTATGAAGGGTGTTGCAATCACTGAAGCCCTGAACGGTGCTGCTGCTGGTTCCGGTGCTGCTGGTCTAGGCGGTCAATCTTTCACCAATGACCCAGCAGACAAGCGTTACGGCTTCTACGTTGACTTGGGTACTGCTACCCCTGTTATTGCCGCTACTGTTGCGGTACAAGGTGCTGCTCGAGCTGAAGGCTTCCTGAACGCTATCTCTATGGCTTTCAAAGACTACGAGCCAGAGTACATGTACTTGGTTACTTCTCCTGAAGTGTTCGCTTCGTTGCGTTCTGCTAATCTGGTGAACGACAACACAATCACCGAAGGTAACGTAGTCTTCAGCACCATCTTCGGCGGCAAAATCCGTTTGATCCAGTCTCGCGCAACACAAGGCATGACATCCGCCCAATTGACTATGATCAACTCTGGCGCTGGTGTTGACATCATCGGTACTAAGACCTCGTTCTTGGTCGCTCCTGGCGCATTGGCTATGGCTATGCTAGATGTTCCTGATTCGGTAGAAATCTTCCGTGACGCTCGTGCGTTCGCTGGCGGTGGTGCTACCTCTATCTGGCATCGTTGGGGCTATGTGATCGCACCTCAGGGTTACAACTGGATCGGTTCCGAAAGCGTGTTCCCTGCTGATACCGACTACTCAAAGATCGTACAAGCTGGTTCGCCTATGCTGCTGACTGCCGCTACCTCCGGTTTGGCTACTGGCGCTGTTTCTGGTACGTGGGAACGTAAGGCTGCATCTGCATTGAGCCTGGGTATCTTGCCTGTGTTCCATAGCTAAGATTTGAAAGGACTTCCATGGCACTCGTAAAGGGTACGGATGCCTATGTGACTGTCGCCGAGGCTGAAGTGTATTTCAGCAGACGCCTCGATGTGGCGGCATGGGCAGCTGCAGACGCAACGATGAAGGAACAATCCCTCATTACTGCAGCAAACGTCCTTGAAAACCTCCGTTGGGAGGGAGTTGTCTTGGACGAGTTTCAACCATTAGCTTGGCCCAGAATTAGCTCTTATTTTGATCCAAGACTCGGCATGCAAGTAGATACAGGAGCAGACGTTCCGAAGCGCGTCACAGATGCTAACTTTGAAATGGCTTACCACTTGTTAAATAATGACGGCCTTCTAGATGAATCTGGAAGAGTTAGAGACATATCTCTCGGAGGTATTGCTTTATCTGCCGTCATTCCTACCAGCCTGATCCCTCCAACAGTGACTCGATTAATTCGACCGTTGTTGGCAAATGCAGGTGTCAAGTCTTGGTGGAGAGCTAACTAATGGCATACAAAGGACTATTGAATTCACAAGTCAGGAAGGCATTTATTCTGATGAAGGATTTAATGTCCGATGTTACCTTTGTACAAAAACAATCTCCATCTTTTGACTTCAACGCAGATGCTTCCGTACTAACACCACCAACTACTGTAACTGTAAAAGGTTACTTAGCACCGCGCAAGAAAAAGCCCGGTGCCGAGGTAGTCCTTGGTGTTGAACAGGCTCTGTTAATTTGTAAGTCAGCAGATGTGAAGGGTGTTACCGCGTTCGACAAAATAACGGTCAATGGTAGCGTATGGTCATTCGATTCTGTACAGTCTGATAATGGCTTCACAGTTGAATTAAACATTTCAAGAGGTGCTTATGGGTAAGTATTCGGAACTCGAGTCCGCTGTATTTTCCATATTTGGTGCTTCTGCCTGGACAGCGAACGGTGTAACAGCGCAACCGTCTAACTTTACAGGTACGGTAGGTGGGTCGGATTATATTCGTATTCACATACTGGCCAATCATACAGGCGTAAATATAAGGTCTGTTTCGGGCATATTGAATATAGATATATTCACAGCATTAGGGGTTGGGCCGCGAAGGTCTACCCAGATTGCTGACATGTTAGACGCAATTCTTGCAACAAAGTCCACGGATTCGCCGAATGGCAGTCGTGTGCAATGTATGACAAGTACTCTGACAGGCTTAGGGCGTGATGGTGACAATCAGAGTCTATATCGCGCGCTATACTCCATCCCTTTCAACTACTATGGAAAATAAATATGGCACATTTGTCGTCTTTAGGCGCTAGTATTTTTACTACGCTAAACTATGTACCTGCTACCGCAATTCCGGGTACAGGTATTGCAACTGATTTTGGTACGGCTTTCGTAGCTGGCGGTTCGGTTATTGCTAACGTTCGCGACTTCCCTGCTATTGGCGCTCCTGCTAATATCGTCAAAGTACCTGGTTATGGTGCTAAGCAATCGAAACAGGTCATGGGTCAGTCCGATGCACCTAATCTGGAACTGACGATCAACTACATCGCTTCTGATTGGGCATCTGGCGGCACACTGATGAATCTGATCGATAACGATACGCCTGTGTTGTTACGATTTGCTCTGATGAATGCTGCCGTTGTCACCGCTGCTGCTAACAAGCTGGCAACAGATAACTCTTGCTACTACTGGTTAGGTAAGCTGGAAGCTATCATCGTTAAGCCATCTTTGACAGACGCAACCACTGCAACCGTTACGTTGTCCATGCTGTCGGACTTCTACGGCGCATTTACTCACGTCGCTGTTTAATAAAGGAACTCTATGGCTCACGTCTCCTCTCTTGGCGCAAGTATTTTCAGTGACTTGTCTCTGGCTGTAGGTACTGCAATTGTACCCGCAACCTATGACGTCGCTGGCTTCCAAGCGCTTTTTGCAACTGCTGATACCGGTACTGTTTCTGACGCGGCAATCGCAGGTGGTTTTCTGCGTATTTCAAACGTCCGTGATTTTCCTGCTATTGGCGCTCCTGCTAATATCGTCAAAGTTCCTACGTACGGTGCTAAACAGTCTCGCCAGATTCAAGGTCAGTCTGATGCTCCGAATCTGGAATTGACGATCAACTACGTAGCTGCTGACTGGGACAAGACGGTTGGTCTTGGTTTCTTTGTTGCTGACGGTATCTCTCGCGCATTCCGTTTCACATTGATGAATCGCGACAGCTTGGGTGTAACTGCTGCCACAAAGTATGCCTCAGTCGCTCTTGGTCTGGGTACTGTGGAGAACTCTCAGTGGTTCTTTGTAGGTCGTATGGAAGCACTGATCGTTAAGCCTTCACTGACTGACGCCACAACTGCCACTCTGACCTTCTCGATGCAATCTGAGTTCTACGGTGCGTACACGTCCTAATCTTTGAACGCCCTAACCGGTGATTGAGACGTTTTGAGGAGCCCTGTAAGGTAACAGTGCTTAATAGTCTTGACCTTGCTAATCGAATGCAAAGTGTCCTCAATACTAGTGTATCGTGATTAAAGAAAGGTGTTTATGAAGCAAGATGAACCTGGAATCGAAGAAGTCGTTACTGAGGCAATTGTCGAAGTTGTACCTCCGGAAGTATTGTTGGATGTTGCCACCGAAATCGCAGCAGTTGCTGCCACACCTGCTCCGGAGCCTCTGCCTGCAACTAAAGATGCTCGTTGTTCAAAGTTGGAATCGTTAATTGCAGAAGTTTCAGCTGAGGTTGACTATTCTTACGCAAAGGGCGAACTGCAACGTTGTGTACGTGCATTGACTGATGCCCTGTACTGGCATGAGCGTAACATCGTAGTCAAGAGAGATCAACTCTAGTGACTGCGCCGCGTATTACTTTAGAAGAAGTGAACGCTGCTATTCAGAACGAGGCATATCATCGCCTCCCTGAAAGTAACATCACAATTTGTGTACTTACTCTTGCCAACGGATTTACCGTAACAGGAGAAAGTGCATGTGTCTCAACCGCCAATTTCAATCAAGAAATCGGCAACAAGTTTGCCAGAGAAAAGGCAATTGACGATGTGTGGAAGCTTATGGGCTTTGCACTTGCCGAACGTCTATATCAGAACAGCAAATTTGGTGTAATGACAGGCGACTGTTAAAGGAAGCTGAATGACAGAAGTACCATTTAGCCAGAGCTTTGTCCTCAGAACAACTGCTAAACATATGCGTAAGAGCATTGACATTAGCATCCGAAAGACATTCGGAAGAGTCAAAGAATTCGATGGCAATCAGGAAAAATCAAGGGAAGTCTTCCAGACCTTGTCGGTGTTGCATTCTATGCGCGCCCAGCTGGATGAATTTCAATCACAACATAAAGAAGAATTTAGAGGATAATACATCATGGCCGGAATCAAAAGTATGGTAGGTAAGAAGCAATCTAAGAACGTAAAGTTCATGAATCAAGATCTGGAGATCAGTAAGCTGAGCGTTGCTCAAGTTCTCGAGATTCAAGCACAAGCTAAGTCGTTGTCCGAAGATGACGCTCGTGGTTTTGACGTGCTGAAGACCGTCATCCGTTCGTCTGCAACAGACGGCGATCAACTAACTGATGAAGATTTTGAAAGTTTGCCAATGGATGAGCTGTCGAAGCTCTCTGCTGAGATCATGAAGTTTTCCGGTCTCGGCGAAGCGGGAAAGTAAGTCTCTCTTCTGAAGACCTTGTAATATACGAGCTGGCGTACACATTGCGTATGTCAGTTCGTAGTCTTTTAGAAGAGATGCCGTACACCGAATTTCAAGGTTGGTTGGAGTATTTTGATCGCAGGCCTGTATCATGGAGAGATGATCTTCGCGTGGCTAAACTTATGCAAGTGCAAGGTGTCACAGCGAAGCCCGAAGATATCTTCGATTCTTTGAAGCAGCTATCAGAGTCCGTCGCGAAGTATGCACCTAAGATCGAGGAAGGTACTACTGACATGGCGTCACTGAAGAATTCAGCATTCTTTGCTAAACTTCTCGCTGCAAAAGGCGGTGATAATATTATAGGACAACTATGATCGAATTGAAAATCGAAGGCTTGGACTCTGTCATTAAACAGATTTCGGATGCATTTAACTTGCAGAGCTCTGCAGGCGCTGTTTTGATAGAACACAAATTGTTGGAGACGCTCAAGGAGAACACGCCTGTAGCTACCGGTAATGCGCAAAAGAATTGGAAAATTGAAGGCTCTGCTATAATAAATCGCACAGAGTATCTTTCGAACCTTAATGCAGGTAGCTCTAAACAAGCACCTGCATTTTTTATTGAAAGAGCAGTTTTAAACACACCCGGCGTAAAGCCTAATGGAACTGTTGTGACTTATAGCGAAGGAGCCTAGTATGTCAGGTGTAGTAATTGATGTAAATACACGAGGTAATGGCCAGAAAGACCTCGACCAGATTAACGGAACGCTGAAGAGCATTCAGAGTTCCACAAAACAAGCAACGGACTCAATGGGTGCGTTTGCTAAAAGTATAGCTGCTATCGCTGCAATGGGCGGCCTCGCATCATATTTGAAGACGTCTTCTGATATGTTTACCGAAGTTGGCAACAAGATTGCAATCATCACAGGGCGGACTGAAGAGCTTCTTGTGGTACAAAAGCAGCTGTTGGATATGTCTTATTCAACCAAGGCGAGCATATCTTCGACGGCTGACCTGTACAACTCTCTAGGTCGTTCTTTGCAGAGTATGAATCTCTCGCAGCGACAATTGATAGCTACCACAGCCACCATCCAGAAGGCAATCGCAGTTTCGGGAGGGAGTGCTCAGTCTGCTGAAGCTGCGCTAATACAGCTGGGCCAGGGCTTTAGCGCAGGCGCGTTACGTGGAGAGGAACTGAACTCAGTAATGGAGCAAACACCGCGATTGGCAAAGGCGATTGCAGACGGTATGGGTGTAACTATCGGTCAACTTCGTGTGCTTGGCGCGCAAGGCTCTCTAACCTCTGAAGCAGTGTTTAAGGCGATTACTAGTCAATCTGATGCCATTTCAGGCGAGTTCTCGACAGTAAACTTCACCATCGCAAAAACAGCTGCTAGCGTAGGTCAGGCGATGCGCGAGATTGTTGCTAACTTTGACAGTGGTGCAAATATTGGCGGACGTCTTACTGCAGGGCTGGAGGGTCAGCTTACTAAGCTCCGCGCGTTTGCAGGAGCTGCACAGGGTATTGGTGAGGCGTTTGGGGCGCAGTATGATGCCATAAAGGCAGGTGCGATTGCAATTGGAACGCCGCTGGTTTCAATCTTCAAGACGCTAGGTAAGCAGCTAATTGCCACACTGCCTTCTGTACACAATGTTCGTACCTTATTTGGAGACATCAGTACAGCAGCACAGACGCTTGACAATCGCCTGGGCAACATCTTTTCGAAGACCTGGCATTTCTTGTTTGACTTTAGCCTAATGGCAGACCTCAAGGCCAGGTTCACAGGTCTTTTTGAAATAAGTACAAAGACAGAGACAGGTTTCCGATTACTGAAAGCTACACTGACAGCTCCCTGGGATTCCTCTACCGTACTTAGTATAGCTGCTGCACTCAACATGATAGATGCGAGTTTGAAATCGAACTCTGCTTCATTTAAGAATACCTTCTATGGCGCAATTCACGACATACAGTACTTCTCTCAGGAAGGTTTACGCTTCTTCGGATTGATGAAGAATACGGGTGTGTACCTGAAGCTTGGTGATTTTTCCGGAATCTTGTCCAGTCTTGCAGACATCGTGCGGGGCATCTCAGGTGCCAAGCGGTCATTCCTTGATTTCGGAAGCACAATACAGAGTGTATTCGGCCCTGCATATCTTGACTTGTTCTTTGCATTACAGGATGCAGTCAGCGTATTGTGGGCAAAGCTGCTCAACATCTCTACGATCAGGATTTCAGTAGGTGGCATACGCGACTATTTCTCGATCTTCAGAGATTATATGACATCTTCACTCTTGTTATTGCCAAAACTATCCACAGGCTTTGATGACCTCGTCTCCGGGGTGAACTCTGGCGTCAAGAAGTTAGGTGGCGCATTGGATGCAATTAAAGAGTTCGCACAAAAGGTAATTTACTGGTTCTGGCTGATATACGACGACGTAATTGCGCACTCATGGTGGACTGATACGATCAAGTCAGTTGTAAATACTTCAAAATCCTTGCTGTCTAATGTACAGCCTGCTCTGGAGACTTTCTCAAACTATGTAATAAATATGTTCAGAAAGATTGAAGATACTGCAAGTCGTGTAATGCGCACCACTGCGAAAAGCATCTCTCAAATAGGTAGCACTAGTATTCACGGAATACACACAGGCAGCTCCTTTGCCGGTGACTCTGCACTGTCTCAGCATTTAAGCATAGGCTCGCAATCGTCATTACTCGCAGGTGCAACAGCGGTAGCAGCGAGTGTCTCGGCGGTGTTGATTGCTGGTGTTGACAAGGCATTAAAGGTCATTGAATCAGGTTGGCATTCCAGTATGCAGTATCTGTCTTCGCATTTTCCCACGTTCAATAAGTTACGTGAGCAAGTGAAGGGTGTAATTGCAGAGATAAAAGGATTTACAGACATTAAGTTCTTGGACTCTCCAATCAAGTACATTAAGCAACAATTCGCTAGTATTGCCGAAGTGTACCCTTCTGCATTAAAGGCTGCGATGGCTGCGGTAGGACTTTCGTTGTCTGTCTTGTTGATTCCTGGCGGCGCGATTAAGAGTTTCTTGGTAGGTTACTTTTCATTGGCCGGAGCAGCTAGTGTATCAACGATCTTAGAAAAGCTTTCGGAGTCGCTCTCGAATACAAGTGTGATGGCGAAATTAGGCAGCTCAATCGGTAACATGTTAGGTAACGCCTTCGCGATGACCCTACGTGAATTACCTGCGATGCTTAGCGGCGTATTCTCTATGCTGTCTGGTTTTGTTTCTGCATTCTTATCTCAAATACCGCACATTGGAGTTGTATTTAAGAGCCTCCTAGGTGTGGCTAACTTTGCCGGAATCTCGGGTATTCTTGGCGTTATAGAAGCTGCTGCGATTGCTGCTTTTGTCGCCCCTGCAATCTTGGGAAGCAAGGCTATTGCTAACTTCGGCAAGATACTTAGGGGCACCAGCACGTCCGGAGGGCTGGGCGCGGTTGCAAACTCCTTGTTCGGGACTTTCGGTGTGTCTCGCGTCATTGGCGGTCTTGGCCTTGTTGCGCAGGCGTATGGTGTCTTTGATGGAATCCTTGCAGGCTCGCAGTTGGCACAGTATGCACTGTCTGGCGGATTCATTGCGCTGACCCTCTTCGGTAAAGAAGGCTGGCAACGTATTGTAGGTCTCTCACAAAAAGCTACTTCAGGAATTCTTCAGGGTATCGAAAGCGCGCTCGTGGCTGGTTCGAAGAGCAGCGGAATCGCAGCCACACTTGCTTCTATTCTGTATCCTGCAGGTGGTTCAAGCGGTGCTGCATTGACGGCTTTTGTCAAAGAGATGTATTCGAAGCTCGCAGGCGTTATGATAGCACTCGGGGCTGCGTATCTTCCTTCAGTTTCTACTTTCATAAGTACATTGCTGTTTGGAAAAAGCAGTGCAGCTGTTAAAGTAACTGTATTGGACTACATCGGCACATTCATCCGAGAAGTTACCACATTTGCTAACGCTGCTGTTACCTCGGTCAAATCTACCTCTCTGTTTGCAACACTCTTCGGAGGAAGTAAGACAGAGAAAGAGAAGATATTCAAAGATGGCTCTGCAGCTGCTAACTTCATAAAGACCGCTAAGGATGCTTGGAATAAAGGTTCAGGAAAGATTGACTGGAGTGCGACGACCACCTCGCCAGGAGCTACTGAGTCGCTGAAAACAGACTGGAGTAAAATCCAAGCAGATCTCAACAAGAATGTAACAGACTCAGTCAAGAAAGTCTCGTCTGCAACAATTGATCGCCTAGCTGCTGCACGTGCGTCTGCCGAAGCAATAGGCGGTGCCGACGGATTAGTGGGCAAAGCGGTATTTGGCAAGAACGGCAAATGGCTGGTTATGGGCGGAATCACTGCAGCACTTCTGATGTTCTCAGGAATGTCTCATGCAGCTGATGATACAAACAACACAATCGCGAGTCTAAATACAAGTACCGGAATGTTCGGTGAGCTATTGCAAAGCGTAAGTATGCGCTTCAGTAACAGTCCATGGTCTACTACTGCAGTTGCGATAGGTGCTGTTGCTGCCGCTGTTACAGGCCTAGCTGCTGCCTATCGTGCGCTGTCCACTGTAAAGGCTTTCAATGCAGGTGAAGCTACGTTCTTGCAGTCTAGCAAGTACCGTGCAGTTCCTAAAGATGACATCTCTTCTGTCGATCCCTTGCGTAGCTTCAGTGGCGAACAACAGAAACGTGCAGCTGTAGCTAATCGTACGGTGCCTGGGCCATCTCTGATCTCTCGCGCAGGCTCATTTGTAGGGAGTCACGGAACAAGTGTCGGGGCAGCAGTAGGTGCAGCTGCAGGTTTCGCAACAGACGGAACCTTTGCTAGTATGGCAGAAGGCGGTATGATCGGCAGCTTCTTGGGCGAAGCAATTGTAAGTGGGCTTAAGAAATTCCTGGGCACAGCGCTTGTGGCAAGCATTGTGGAAGCTTTTGCGGGAATCTCTGCTGTAGTTCTTGGAGGCGCAGTTGCTGCAGTTCTGGCTGTCGGAGGGTTGATTGGTGTTGCCATCTTTGGCAAAGGTGATACGCTGGCTGAACGCTTCCGAGATGCGGGAAGACGCATAGGTGAACTGACAGGGCTTATCAAGCCAGATGCCTTTGAGCTGAATAAGCGTTTACTTGCCGAAATACCTAAGCGAGATGCTGCTTGGCTGAAGCAAGATCATGGCATTGCAATGAACAACATGCCATCTCTTGTTAATGTAGACCAAACCAAGATGACCTCTTCTCAGAAAGAGGAGCTTGGCACTAAGTTTGCAGCACTTGGAAATGTTTTGACAGCCACGCGTAATAGTGAGCGGCTGAATGGCCAAGTGACAATGGCTGCCGCAGACAAGTGGAATACTGCAGCTGATGAAATGAAGACGTACATTTCTACGTTAGCAACGCAAGTTCCTGCAGATACTGCCGATGCATTCAATCAAGTTATCGAGAAGATGCAACAGCGTCCTAAGGGTGACGGTATCCTGCCTAACTTTGCAAGAGATCAGTTGCAAGGGCAGATGAATGTCAAGTACGAAGAGCAGTTACGTGCTGCCAGATTTAAGGTTGTAACAGGTACAGAGAACAAGTTCGCTCCGCATTTCCTCAGTGAGGGTGAGCAAGTTAATCCAGGTGCTTTGAAAGGATACCGACTAAACGAAAGTTTCGCGGAGACCGGTGCACGTCTAAATGCAAACATAGCCAAGCGCACAGGCTTCTCTTTTACTGAAAGCAAGGCTAACACAAAAGACGTGCAAGCACTTGAAGATCTGAAAGACCTTAAGAATACTAAGTTCAATGCAGACTACAAGAAACTCACAAAGGCAGAAGAAGGTTTCAAGGCTACATTAGGTTTGTATGCAGCGACTCCTGGAAAGGCTTCTGACAAGGTGGCTGAGCAGATTATTCTCGCAACACAGGAATATAATACTGCTCTCGATAAACTAAACGGAATCACCGATGAGTTTGGAGCGGATAGCTTGCGAGTAGGCGCAGCTAAGCGTATCGCAGAAGCGAAGCAGGCTGAACTTCTGACACAGGTAAGTCTAGGTCAGAAGGACAAAGCGAAGAATGCCGCCATCACTGCAATGAGTACGCAGACCGGGAAGACTTCAGAAGGCTTCAAGAAACTGGATATTTCAGGTATAAGCGACTCTCAAATCGGAAATGTGGCAACACCGTTCCTGGCAGGTCATCTGACTGCGATGACTGATCTTGGTCTTACTCTACAGCAAGCTTGGGCAGATGCCACTGACAGAAAGTCAAAAACAATTGCCAAAAAGGCATTAGATACGCAGATCAATAACATAAAGGCGCAAGTCTCTATTAACAATCTGAATGCTGACTACTCTGTCAACAAGGGCGAAGGTCTGAAAAAGGCAGTTAAAGAAGTCGATATGGGCATTAGCGATGCAATCATCAACGCGATGAGTGACAAAGCGAAGGATGGCTTGTTTGCATTCTTGACCCAGTTCCAGCTATCTTTGGCAAAAGGTCAAGACGACCCTGCTGCACTTGCTAAATTAGCTGCTGCGAAAGCTGCGGAGACTTTGAAGAATAATTTAGAGTCAACCAATGTAGGTTCAAGAGTTGCTGCTGCAGGTACGAATCCGTTGAGTAAAAACGCTGACTTATCTGCCACTCTCAAGTTGAAGAATGATGCAGAGCGTCTTAGACTCTCAACGCTTGCTGACGGGGGCTCTGACAAAGAGCGCTATAAGTTGGCAGCAAATGAAAATAAGCAACAGCGTCTCGATAAAGGGCCTGAGTTTAATTCACTCATGTCATTCAGCGAAGTCAGTAGCTCCATGGATGCTTTGCCAAAGTCTTTCTCCGCTGCCTTGTTTGCTAAACTTGCTCCATTAACTTCAAAGATACGCGATGCTGACTTTAAGATGTCTCGTGAAGGTACAGCCTCCGCAGGCGGCCTTGCTGCTTATGGCGTAAGGCGTGACGCGCAAGAGCAGCAGACAAAGACGATGGGTGAGTTCGAGCGTAAGACATTTAAAGGTCGCTCTGATTCTTGGAACGCTGCAGGTATTAATGTAACACTGCGCGAGATGGTTCGCATGACAGATGTCGAAGTGTTAAAAGCAAATGAGTTGTCAGATAAATGGAGAGAAGTACAGTTATCTATCTCCAAGTCGGATGTCACAAGGCCTGACTGGAACTCTCTGAAAGACCAAGCGGCTGCTATTGCAAAAGACTCTGAAATCTTTGCTGCCAATATTAAAGAGACTGCAACAGTAAGTTTCAATAATCTGGCATCTGCTGCTGGTGGAATCAGTAAGGGCGATTTGCTCAAGATTGATGATACGGTCTTGCAGAAATTAGAAGCTGCGCAAAAGGCAACTGCAAAGAAGTTTTTCGATGTCACAGACCATGCAGGATTACGTGCAAAGGATGCCGAAGAAAAGGCCAATGCGAGAGCCATACAAGTTGCTCATAAAGGCGTCACCGGTGGAATTCTGTTTGATGCGAAAGATGCAGAAATAACATTTGACACTAAGCAAGCTGAGCGCGCGATTGCCAGAGGTTTTGGTAAGCTTATCGGCCCACTTATCAGCCAAGTGGAGTTGTATCAAGGTCAGTACGATGATGCGCTCCGCAAAGGTGATGCTGCAGGCCAGTTGATTGCCGCTAAGAATCTGGAAACTGCGCAAGCCAAGATGAATAAGGGCTTGAAAGACTTTGGTCAGAAGTGGGAAGAAACTCCTGCTTATGCTGTTGGCATGAAGATGGCACAAGGTGTAGAAGATTCCATTCAGAAAGGGGTTGTAGGTGTCTTGCGTGGGCAGTCCCAGAAAGGTACGCTTCGCTCAATCGTGGAGACTTTCACACAAAACATCGTAGACTCCTTTGTACAGGGTATTATGTCGAATGTGACGGGTAAGAACGGTGTCCTTGCTAATATGTTCTCAAGTGTATACTCGATCTTTGGAGGGACAAAGCCTGAGAAAGATTTGGCGCAAGAGCATTTCGTAACTGCCTTGCAGGACTTTACTGACTACGTAAAGACCCTCTCGAATAACAATTTGGGAACTAAGTTTGAAACGAAAGCGGGTAAAGATGGCTCTGTACTAGATACTTTGAAATCTGCATACGCCGACAACCCTTCGAAGTCTGCTGAAATCGGTAAGAGCGTCGAGAAGACTGCAATGGATTTGCTGAAACCTGTTAATGCAGGGGCAGCAAATGTATCAGGAATTGCTTTGCCTGTAGTTATTGCCAACAAGTCATTCAATGATATGTTCCAAGCAAGCAGGGCGTCAGGCGGAATGACAACAGGGTCTGGCTTTGATGCGTTGTTGCAATCTGGTGCAGTTTCGACGTCTGCCACAGGTGCCTCTGCAGGTGTTTCAGTTGCAGGTGCTTCGCCTGCGTCTACTGTAACGGTAAGCGATCCAGGCACGGCGGCTGCAATCTCTTCTGCATTGAACACCACTGCAACCACAATTTCCACATCTGCAACTGCGGATAGTAAATCTTTCACAGACATCTGTACATCAGGTTTTAACAATATGGTGAACGGCTTAGGAGGTTTAGGAAATCTTTTGGGCGGTCTCGGCGGTGCAGTCGGAGGTGCAATGGGTGGCGGTACTGGAGCAATGCTAGGCTCATTGGCGGGTAAAGCTGCAGGCTCGCTTAACTGGTCAGCTGCTGCAGGGATGGCAGGCGCGGGTAATGGGTTGGGAACTGTTATCGGCTCTTTATTTACAGGATTTGCCACAGGCGGTGCAGTTAGCGGGCCAGGTACTGGCACATCTGATTCAATCCCTACCATGTTGTCTAATGGTGAGTTTGTTATCAATGCTGCTCAGACTCAAAAGCATTACGCACTCCTGCATGCAATCAATTCTGGCTCTGTTCTGAAAAGAGCAGCTGGCGGTGTTGTTGGTAATGTAGGTGGCGGCATCGTAATGGGGCAGACATCCTTCGGAGGCGCACCTAATACATCCTTCGGGCAATCTACCTTGGCACAAGCCGCTTCGAATTCACCTCGTAGCAAAACTGAAAGCACATTCCACATCAACGTGACCGGCGATGTTTCACAACAGACTCGTAGAGAGATCCAATCAATGATCCCTCAGATAGCGACTGGCGTAAACATGCACAATTACGAACGCGGAACACGCCAGTAGGTCACTTCTGAAAACGACTCACGCGCCCTGAAAAATGGGCATGCGAGAAGGCACCCAGTCGGGCCTGCTGGAGGTCAGCTGATACTCCGGCCATCCTGAAAATTTGGACGCGTCCTTGGCACACTTTTGCAAATTGCGATTTCGGGCAAATCCGAAAATCCACGGCAAAATGCCATCAGGCTGCCCCAGAAACTGCCCCACTGCGACCCCGACACGGATTTTGATGCTCCGGTATCAGCCCGGAATTTGGACGCGCAGGCGGGTCAGGATTTTGCACTATTTGAAATGAAGTCGAGCGTCTGTTTAAGATTCTCACAGGTAAATGGAGGCGCTTCTTGCGAGGCGTCCTCTTATAGTACAGTGTCAAGTGTTCTATAAAAGGATACTCCAATAAATGATCGAAAGGAAGAATTATGTATGGCGTATTAAAAGCTAATTTAAACACAGGTGCAGACTCTGAGCTGCAAACAATATTCACAGCGCCGTTATCAGTAGTAAGTAACCAACCTTCGTATGTGCAAGACACCATGAGTCTGCGCAGAGTTGCTAGCCCTCAGAATGTGCAGCGTTGGGAGATAGAAGCAAACATTGCAATCACACTCGGAGATGCGAATCACCTTGTTCACACAGTTAAAGCTGGACACGCTGGCGTTATTTATATCAGGATGCCTCAAGTGGCTGCTCTCAAGAAGCTCGCGAATACTCTTACGTTGGCAACTTCGGCTGCATATCTTGCAAATACCTCAGTAATTGCTGTAACAGGGTTGGGTAATAATCAAATGATTCCCGGCAGCTTCATTACGTTTGCTGGCGACACAAAGGTCTATATGGTTACCGATGCAGGCTCTTTTGGAATCAATGTAGGTATCTGGCCACCTTTGAGAAAAGCGCTGATCATCGGTGCTGCGATAACGCATGGGGACTCTGTTACTATGCAAGCAAGGTATGACACGAATACTGTTGTCGGCATTCGGTACGTAGACGGCATGCTTGCAGACCCAGGTTCTGTTAAATTCATAGAAGCACTGTGATCAGGAATAGTTAAATGAGACAAATAAGTCCAAATATTTTTACGTTGCTGAACCTTGACAATCCTGCAACTTTCTATCTGGTGAAGATAGTCACACCCTTGCAGATAATTCAAGACACGACTGCTTCTTTTGACATTGCGTCGCCTTCGTTGGGTCTCTTTGTTTCGCAGAACAACTTGATGAGTGTCGATACACCAAGACTTTCGAATGTCACAGACCGAGCAACTTACAAGGTAGTTTATATTGACCCTCTGTTTGAGAAGCGTGCAATGTTTGAGAATGTTCTGACAGGTTCAAGTGTGACCATCTGGATTGGCTTCTACAATACGAGTAGCGGAACACTTGGAAGTGCATTGCCTGGAGACCCCCTGATTGACGCAAATGATCTCACTATCATCTATTCAGGCGTGGTAGATACGCAAGGGTACGTTGTGGACCCACAGAACGGTACTGTGACCGCTGTAGTTGAATGCTCTTCGCCAATGGCAAGCCTCGGTATGGTTAGACCGATGTACACATCTAAAGATTCTCTTCTGCAACGCGCAAAGGGAGACACAGCCTTCGACCAAGTGTATGCAGGCTCAGGGCAGATAAGTTACTTATGGGGTAAAGCATAATGAACAGATTACAGAAGCTTTCATCTTTGATTGTGCCGACAAACAATGCGATTACGAAGGTTTTTGACTTTCTTCGCGTAACTAAAGACAAGCGTGAATGCATCACTATGCTGGAAGCCTTCGAGAAGAAGTTGGAAGAAGGTCCTGCCTTGGATATGCCTCCAAATCACTACTTCGGTAAAGATGTTTATGTGAAAGAGTTACTATTCAAGAAAGGTACTGTCGCGACAGGGATGGTTCAGAAAGTGGAGCATGTAAGCATCCTCATATCTGGTGAAATGACACTTTGGACACCTGAAAAGGGTCTTCATCGAGTTGTTGGGCCATCCATTACTGAGGTGAAACCTGGAATGAAACGCGCAGGGTATGCGCATACTGATGTGCTCTGGGCTTGCGCGTATGGAGTAAGAGATGCGGAGAGCTATTGTGCATCCGAGCTTTTAGAAATGCTCACTTTCAGATATTATGCAGAATACGAAGAGTTTGAAAAGAAAATTAACGCAGGAGATCTGCTAAAGGAGTATCATGGTTAGTATAGTTGTAGCATATGCAACAGGTGCCGCAATTGCATGGGGTACTGTTGCTCAAGCTGTCTTATTTATAGTATCTGTGGTCGTCCAGCAACAGGCAGCGGCAGCAGCCAAGGCGAGACAAGCAGCAGCACAAGCAGAAGCAATCGCAAGAGCAGATGCAGCCAAAGGCACCTCCGTGGTTACCGAAGGTCAATCGCAACCTCTACGTGTGATCTACGGTCGCAATCTTGTGGGCGGCACTCGCGTTTATCACAACACAATGAATACATACACGCCAGCTGCACCTGCAGTTGGAGGTACTTGCTTCGCCGCAAATCCGAATGGGCCTCCTGTTGTCGTGTCGTATTTCCCTGACACAAGTGCATGGTACGACATCTTCGCCAAAGGCGCTTTCAGTCTTGCGAGCCTTGTAAATTATTCATTAGGCTCAGCAGTCAACGGTGCTAAGCATGAGTTCCTATATACGCAACAGGCATTGTGCTATGGAGGTATTAATTCCATTGTGCAAGTAGATGTGGACAGTCGCGTATATGACAGTCCTGAATTCATCTATGGTCAACGTATCCATGTGTACACAGACGGCGGAGTTGCCGACCCTTTAATGGTGGCAAATGACCCCTCTCGTGCTACAGCCCTGTTTACGAATACTGCATACGCGACTGCTGTCTATCGTTTGAACCGTGACCAGCCTCAGTACTCGGGAGTGCCAAATCTACAGTTCTATGTGGAAGGCATGAAAATAGCTAATCTGGAATATACAGGAAATGCTTGGCAAATGTCTGCTGCAAAGACATATTCGAACAATCCAGCATTGGTACTTCTTGACTACCTCACGAACCCTGTGTATGGTCGCGGCCTCCCTGTTGAACAGATCGACTTACTTTCCTTTAAGAATGCACAAGATATTTGCGACAAGGTTGTGATGTCAGATGTCTCTTGTGATGGTAAGTTTTGGAAAGCAAAGCTAACTGCCGATAAGCAATTGACATTTCAGGCTACAGTCACAATACCTCCAATTGCCAGCGGCGGTTTCAGAATTGCATTGCCGAATCTCGTAATGACTGTCAACAATATCTTATGCACAAAGCATGGACTAGCTAGCGGTGCGGTTGTGAAATTCTCAAAGGTGCCTTTGAACAGTGGGCTCTTGTTGAACACGAATTACTATGTCGTTAACCCTACAGTGGACACTTTCCAAATCGCAAGCGCGCCAGGTGGCGGTGTTATTTCTTTGTTGGTTAACGGTGCTGGGAGTCTTGCATCTTCTAACAGTATCCGTTCAATTAAGCTGTATGAGTGTAACTTAGGAATCGACACCACAAAGACAATTCGAGAAAACATCGACCTGATATTGGGAACGATGGGAATGGCTGAATTGATTTGGGCAGGCGGTGTGTATAAGCTCAACACACTTTACCCGTACCTGTACGACCTTAATGTTGCGTACGTCACAAACGATGTTGTCCAATACACATCAAATGGCGTCACTGAGTTTTACAGGTGTCTTGTCAGTAATACGGGTACATCGCCCTCAGATACAACAGCGTGGGCAAAGAATGTAATCGCTGCTTACATCACAGATGATCACCTCGTACGTGCGACGCCAAATAATATTGCTTGGCCAAATGCACAATCACGCCTGAATTATTGCACTGTAAAGTTCTTGAATGAAGCCCAAAACTTTGTTGAAGATAGCGTTTCTTGGCCACCGAAGACTGGTACAATCGAAGGTCCCCAAATAGATATGGGTGCTTGGAATGCTAATACAGGCTACGGCAAGTCCGACATTGTGACGTATACAGGTACAAAGTATCAGCTAAAGACAGGTACAGTTAGAGTACTAGGTGCAGCCATCTATAGCGGGAATTGGAATCCTGGGGATGGATCCTACATGTTACCACAGGTAGTAAATGGTGCATGGGAGATGACATGGCAACCGCCTCTGCATTTTCAGGCACGCTCTGGAATTGTCTATCCTAGAGGTTCTCTCGTCAATGTAGTTTCATACAATGCAGCGATGCCAGCACCTGCTCGTTGGTCGTACCCTGTGTATACACAGTATCAGGCATTGCAAGATATCTATTACAATGCAAACACCACTCCGGTAGGTAACTCGCTATGGCAGTTGTATGTCGGAGCCACGAGGGTGAGTTCTACGCCACCACCCTCTGACCCTGCATGGGTGCTTTATGCGGATACAGCTGTATATAATGCGTATCGTGCACAAGATAGTCAACTTCCTCTGGAGACAGAAGCGTTTGAGACTGGCTGCGTGGATTACTATCACGCGCTAGCTTCTGCAGAGCAACGTGTCAGATCTTCTCGTGCAAACGTTACATATGAACTCTCATTGGATAGAGCCTTATTTAACCTAGAGCCAGGTGACCTTGTTAATGTCACGAGCACCGTTCTTGGCATCCCAGGAGAGATCCTGCGCATTGACACCGTAAAGGCCAGCAAAGAGGGCTCAATTGACATTTCTGCTACGAAATATGATGCGGCTAATCTAGCATGGAATGCTAAAGACAATGAAGTTGTTGCCCAGCGCAATATCTATGACTTCAGTATCACGCAAGCTTCCAATGTTCGCATTGACACGACCTCAAATACCAGCTTCTTAGGCACAGGTTTCCTTGTGTGGGATGCAGCTGCAGACATTCGTGTTTCTCAATACGTGATCAAGTACACTTTCGATGCCATAGCTACAATAAATGCAAATACTGTTTGGCAAGACTTAGCTACAGTACAACAGACTATGTTTGAACTGCCGTCACTAGGTAAGTCATATGTTGTTGCAGTTGCTTCAAGAGGGACAGGACAGATAGCAAAACAAGCAGGCTGGCCTATCTTGTATGTGGACTCTACACGGTTCAGCGCGCCTGGGATTGCAGACTTTAGCATGTCTGTAGTGAGTGACGGAATTCTTGCAGCTTGGACTCCGACCACTACAGTTCGTCTGGATAGCTACGAGATACGAAAGGGTAATTTCGGATGGAATGCAGGTGTGGAGGTCCAGGCAGGCATCACCAGTAATTTCTTTAAACTACCACCAACATCTGCCGGAACTACCACGTACATGGTCAAGGCATTGGACATCTTCGGAAATTACTCGGCAGTGGAAGGTGTATTTACCTTAGTACTGGAAGGTCCTCTTGCGCTTGTAATCAAAGGTTCTGTGTCAGGTGCTGATGCTCTGTTCGAGTGGAATACCCCGCAGTATCCTTGGGGGATTGACTACTACGAAGTGCTAGATCAGAGCATGGTCACAATAGGCAAGATTAAATCTACCATCTTCAGAGTGCCTGTTGATTTGAATCACATCCCTTCGTACTTCTTTAGAGCAATAGATATCTATGGGAATGCAAGTCCCATCACGCAGGCTGCACTGTCATATGCCTTGCCGTCTACTCCTACGAACTTTACAGTAAAGGTGATTGACAATAATGTATTGATGTATTGGGGTACTCCGAGCTCTGTGCTGCCGATCCGTACCTATCGTATTTACAAGGGTAACACGTTTCAGCCTTCTGGTCTTGTGGGTGAAAAGTCCGGCCAATTCACTACTCTGTTTGAGAGCGCTGGTGGTACGTATATTTATTGGATCACTGCGGTAGATTCAGGTGGTGGCGAAAGCGCACCTACAAGTGTCTCTGCTGTTGTTTCGCAACCTCCTGATTTCCAGCTGGTTGCAGACTACAATAGTGATTTCACCTTGGGTACATACACAAATGCCTTCTGGGACGGTAACGCAGTATTGCTGCCTGTAGACACCTCCGCAACCTTTCAACAGCACTTCTTGAACGGTTCCACCGACGTGTCGAAGGTTGCTACACTGACAGTTGCAACCCCTACAGTTGTTACAGTCACGGCGCACGGCTATGCCGACTTGGATGTTGTCTCTTTCAGCTCCACGTTGCTACTTCCCACAGGCATTTTCCCGAATGTCGGTTACTATGTCAAGCTGCTCACCACCAACACATTTAATCTGATACTTGTAACTACAGGGCAGACAGGCGCGTTGATTGCTGTGACAGCTGCAGGGGCAGGTATTCTTTCAGTGAAGCGTGGCCTGAAGGTTGTCAATGATCAGATTGCAGCAGGTTCTCCAGGCTTTGCAGCGCCGCCTCCTGCACTTGGTACGTACTCTGAAACAATGGACTACGGTACAGTGCTTTCAGGCTGTGTAGTCTCTGTTAACACATTGACATTGCAGTTAGGGACGACCGCCTC